ATTGCCAAGCCAGTTTGGAGAGTACGTCCCAACGCCCGAGACAGTAAACCAATCAGAAGTATACATAGGGATAGTCGCGCTCACACTGCCGTATATGTGCATTCTAAGCTGTTCAGAACCACCCAAAGTGCCATGGATATAGAGTGTGCATATCGCCTGCTGTATCTCGATGTCTTCTAGTAGGTTGAAGTAGCCGCACTTAGCCGTTTCGTTCGACTCTAAAACTCTAAAATACTGCTGATGGCCGAAAGGTAAAAAAGCCATTAGAATGCCTCTCTCATCTCAAACTGAATCGTATAATAATCGCGGATAATATGCTGAATCTGAGGCGGTGAGGACATGACAACCAGTCTAGTTAGATCAGTCAAGTTGCGCGAGACTTCAGTGCCAGGGTCAATCGACACGATGAATGGAGTACTAATCCCCAAGTCGTAAAATAGCTGTTCTAGCTCGTCGTACTCAGTGCCGTTTAATAGTTGAATCTCTGCCCCTGAGATTGAAAGGTAGCGCGGGCGTGATTCAAAAAACAGTGCGCCACTTTCAGATTGCAATGGTACTGATGCGTCTACTAGCGACTTAGAAAACCCGGTAGCGATATTTGACAAGGTTACAGTCTTATGGTCGCCAAGGTATGCGTAGCCAATCTCAAGCCCTTCTGGGCCTAGTGGGTTGAGTCGGTCGATAATCACAATACGCCAATAGCGATATGCTGTACCAATATCGTCGTCCAGCATTTTCATCGCAGCTGATCCAACTGGTACGGTAACGTCAACTGGCGGGGCGGTCCAAGAATCTAGGTTAGATGCCTGAACTTTCACTGTCGCAGCTGAACTAAGAGTAAATACCGAATCAATCGGGCCGATAAGAGCGGCAAAAGTAGCCTCCTGCGCTACGCCCATATCGCACTTAAGCCATTCAGAGGTATGAATTCTTGCCTCGTCAGCAATGAAACTCGAGGGTGAGCCGGTTGTATCCGCTGTCTGAGTGTAGCCTAACGTATCCCACGCCGCCGAAGTCGTTTGAGAGAAACGCATAATGCGCGTGCCAGAACTTCTAGCAATCGTAAACTTGTTCGTGGTCGTCGAATAGGTACATGTCCAGCTTGAACTTGATGCGTTAAGTTGCGTTTGGACATGAGTTGCAAGGCTAGAATATGTATATGATCCACTTGTTAGCGTTACCGTCTTATTAGATCCGTCGTTTATGTAGATTGAATTATTAGAGCTAGTGATTTCAAAATTACCGGCCGGACGCCAAACCTTAGAGCGCGAGGTATTAGTAGCGTTCGATGCAGGAAAGCCAGTCTTTTGCGACGAATAAGTAAAGGTCGATTCTAAGAAATTATTCGCCATGAATCTGATTTTTTTCATCCTGCAAGCCTCGCATTGTTGCGGTTAAGCTGCAATATGATATCGGCTAAAGTCCTACCGTTCAATTCTGCAGTCGTCGAGACGGTCATGGGCTGATCAAGTTTTTGAATCACCTTAGCAAGTAGGGCGTTGGTAACGCTCATATCTTGGCCGCCAGTTTGTGGAGATTGTAGGAAGTCTGAAAGTGCCCCTACTAGATTAGTCGGTACGACCAGCTCGCCCGAGGTCAATCGAGCTGGGAAGGTGTCGTCAGGAAAACCGCCGGGTACTAGGCCGCCCTCTGCAAATCCGAGGGCTTTCCTAGCTTTTTTACCCGCGCTAGATGCTTTTTCACCTACACTTCCGCCCCCAGTAATACCTTTCAAGGCATCTATGATTGTATTGAAGGCTTTTACAAATGGGTCAAATATCTGCCCTATTACATCTAGTACGGTTTTAAATGCGTTTATTATCCCATCTGTGATGGATTTAAGCCCGTTTACGATGGCATCAAGTACAGCTTTACCTGCGTTGGCGAGAGTGTCGCCGATAGCGTTTAGTGCCGTGAATAATGCAGAAAATGCTGATGTTAAAGCTTCGCCGATAGTAGATGCAATCGCGCCAAATGTGTTTTGTATTAACGTACCTAGCCCTTGGATGGCGGACTCGAGTAATCCTAAGAACGCAGTAAATGAGTCGGCGATTACTTGACCAAATCCAGTTACGAAATTTGTCAGAACTGAAGACAGACTTGATGTTAAATTGGATGTAAACCCAGAAAATATTGAGCTAAGTCCAGATCCGATTTGTGAAAATATATTGAGTATAGCTCTACCGAACCCAGAAATAAAATTCCCTAAGGCTTTCGGAAGGGCGGTAAAAAAGTCTACTGAGAAATCTCTTAGCCCTGCGAAGAAATTCAAAAACCCGTTTCTTATACCGGGGCCAATCTTATTAAACGCATCAGCCAATTTCTGAAAAAACGGTTCTAATACTTGACTTCCAAATTCACCCAACCCGAATAGCAAGCCTTCTATAAGGCCGAATAGTCCCTCAACAATGCCAATCAGAATATCGTCGAGCGACTCAATGAATGCCTTGGTTGACTCTCTTGTGCTCTCTCTACCTTTAGAAAGTTCCCCAATCAAAGGGCCTATAGCTTGCCCAAACCCTGGCAAGAAAATATCAGCAATACCTGCGCCCGCAAGTTGTGCAAATTTTTCCGCGCCTTCTTTACCGTTAAGTGCAGTTACAAGTATTCCTGCCCCGGCTGATAACCCTTCAGTCAAACCCTTTTTAGCTGGATCGGCATTCAAATCTAAAACGCCAGCCTGCTTTAGGATATACTCGATCGGATTAGCAAACGCCGCAGCTGCAGCGGCCTTAATTTCGTCAATCTCGGCCTTCTGGTCTTTTACCCGTTTCTCAGACTCGCGCTTATTGATATCAGTGATTTGTACGCGATACGACTCTTCTATTTTTAAAGCCTGTTCGGTATATTCTTTGTCGCTTATTATCCGTTTATCTTTAAACTCTAACAGCTTATCAAGCTGTTCTTGACGCTTGAGATTTACTTTTTGAGTCTCGTCAGCAGTCGCTAGAATGATGTCATTAGTAAATCTCTTATAATCTTCTAAGGATTTCTTTAGTTCGTCGGCGTCTACGAATGGCTTTTTATTTTGACTAGCCTTAGATATCGCGTCGCCTGTCGCCTTGGCAGACTTTTGAACCTTCGATATTTCTTTATCTACAGTCTCAACTGCAGTGGCTAGCTTACCAAATGCGTTAGTGCCCTTTACGGTACTTTCGCCCAATGATTTGTTGAATGCGGATAACCTAACCCTAGCATCCTCGATACCTTCGGCTAATTCAGTCTGCTTAGCAAGCCTTGCAAGTTTTTCCAGCCCGATAAGTACAGCTTCGATACCGCCCGTGACGCCCAAAAGAGCGAACCCTATAGCGCGCTCAATGATGCTCGCTATATTAGATGCCGTTTTTCCGAGAAATAAAAATGCATCTACCGCCTCGTCAATGAAGGCGTTTATAGTGCCTGAGTTATTAGCTATCGTATCTACTAGCGCGTCGAATGCCTTGGCTACCTTGTTTATCAGCGATATTAGCTTAGTATTATTTACGACGGACCTACCTACCTCTTCGCCTATGTCGCCGAAAGCACGCTCAGCGTTTTTCAGTGATCCGCTAAATGTGTCGAATGATTTAGCCGCAGTGCCCGAAAACTTATCGGCTATTAGGTCAATAGCAGCCCCGGCTGCTAGTTGTTCTTTAGTCAATCCTCTAACATCGCTAACGGTAGCTTCGAGTGCCTTAGACTGTCCGTTATAAGATTTGATTAGTTGTTGAACAGAAGTATCAAGCGTGTCCCCAGTGACGGCTGATAACTCTATTGCTGCTTTGATCAGTTTTTGCGTTTGTTCGTTGCTAAGCCCGAAAGCCTTAGCTACGCCAGACTGTTCAAGTACTAATTCTGCGGTGACGCCGGTAGCTCGCTCGATACTGTCAGCAAATTGTGTGAACTGGCTAAGGGCCTCTTGCGAGAAATCGCCAGAAATCCGCAACTGATTTGCTAACTTTCCTACAGCAACCTCTGCCTCGGCTGCAGACTCAATACCGTCTTTTAAAAACTCAGCGATTTTAAACGCAGCAAAACCTGCTGATACAGCTGCGGCAATACCTGCCCCAACTGATTTGAGGCCTGATAGGCTTTTTTCAACTGCGCCTAATTCTTTATTTATTCCGGATTGGAATTTGGAAAGGTCTTTTAGAGCAGCTGCTGTCTCTAAATTAATCTCTAAATTAATTTCATCGGCCATGATGTTTTTTCCCTGCCTTTTTGGCCTTCTCGTTAGCGAGGCGTTCAAATTCGCTATCGATATATATTAGCGCATCTACTTTGTAGGCAGGGATACTTTTTAGGTCCGAAATTAATCCAAGACTAGCAAGCCGTTTTCGCTGGATGTACTCCTTAATCATGGGGTGAGTTGACCGTCCCCCATGAAAGGCTTGGAAGACCTCGCGCCTTAAGTCCCTGCCTGTAGTTTTCCCAGAATCTTAGTGCAGACCTCCACTACAAGCGGGGTCATTTCAGCGTCGTAATAGATTTCGTCCCACGACTGGTACTTATGCCCGTCAGCTAAGCGGGTGATATCGACTGCTTTAACGAAGTCTTTTGACTTTTTACCGATTGCCTTGATGACTCTGAGGCCAGCTTTTTTCTGACCAACGTCGTCTTGAGGCATCTCGTCAAGCCCAAGTTCTTCGTAAATGTCGAGCCTCTCATCGAACGAGAGGCTCCGAATTGATACAGTACCGTCGTAGGATTGGCCGTCACAGACGGCCGGTTTAAAGGTAAACATAGACCCCATTCGATTATAAGAAGTTAACGAACACTTCGCCTTCGCCAGACGAATTAACATATGCTTGAAGCTCAAGGCTGATAGCAGCTAGGCCGTCTTGGTCTTCCACAACAAACGAAGTGATTGTTGCAGTTGGGACATAAAGCGCGCCGCATTTGCCTGCGACCCAGTTACCGCCCGACTTAGAGCCGAACGAGTATTGGAATTTCACATTCGCACCTTCTCGGAAGGACTGCCACTTGCTGACGTCGTATTTGTCGATGAGTGCAGTTACGGAAACGGTTACTTCGCGGCTAGATACAATCGAGCCAGATTTTCCGGACTCAGAACAAACCGAAAGGATGTCAGTCTTAGGAGATGAAATACTCAGGTTTGCAGTCGATGCCTTAAAGCAAACGTAGTCGTCAGTGTCGCCCAGCATAACCTCATTGTCTTTAGCTGCGAGAGGATCTGCGCTATCAAACGATGGGTTTTGAGGCGATGCAAAAGAGATTGCGTTATCGGAAGTGTATCCAGTAGTTGCTGCAGTGCCTGTGTCGTCGGCTGCAATGCTAAAGCCGATTTTATCTCCGATAGTATTGGCGGTATTCGCTCCGCTGTTCCACAAAAGTGACAATACAGTACCAGTGCCGACAATCCTGAATTTTCCGTCAGCGTCTTGGTAAGTAACGGTATAAACTTCAGTCGATGCGGTCGCGTTCATTGCAACTTGAATCGCGTCAGCAAGCTTATGCGGGTCTTTATACATGCCAGCAGCTACAGTCGCGACGAAAGTACCGTCGTCGTCTGTGAAGTCTAGATTTGTATCAGCCGAAGTAATCTCGATTGGGTTAAAGTAGAATGCCAAGCCTTCGAGCGAGTATGATCCGTTGATCAACTCGCCTGCTGAGATATCAAAAGATGCCTCAGTGACGCGGCAACCTGCGACCATTTGAACCGCGCCGCCATTGCCGACGTAGTGCCATGCGGTCAGGGTAGGATGTCCAGTATTTGCTGGGTAGTAAAGAACCGCCCGACCAAGGTCTACGCCAGTGCCAGGGGCGTTTGGCACTTGAAATCCGATAGTCAAATCATTCGACGAGATTGAATCGATACAACGGATACGGTAGCCGTTAGTGCCGTCTTTGATCAAAAGTGCTTCGCCGCGTTGGAAGGTTGCGCCTTCGCCGGTGTCGACCTTAACGACTGAAGTGGTCGACGATGCCACAGTATTGTATTCAGCTGCGGCAGTAGCGACTGCGCCCAAGCAAGATTTGAGTAGCAAGCCAAAGTTCGGCGCTTGCGCTACAACGCCCGAAGCACGTAGGTAGTGGCTGAAGGAAACTGTAGGATTTTCTGCGCCCAAGATAGGCTTAGAAACGCCGATCGAAGATTTAAGTTCTGCGTTTTCTAAGACGTCAAAACTTGGCTCGGCTGAGAAGTCATCTTGAATTGCAAGATAGTCGCTCGCTGAGTTTGGGGCTACAGGTGTA